AGATTGTAAATCTATTTCAGAAATAGCAATACCTTTTCCATATCTTGTATTTGTTAAATAATCTAATAAACACCAAGCTGGATTTGTTTTATAAGCTGCTGTTTGTGCTGCTAAACCAGAATTATAAAATACAACTTTTTTACCTTGTATCTTTGCTTGAACTTTAGGTATTCCAGTAAATGCGTCTTGATTCCATTTAAACCTTAATGCTAAATAACATAAACCAGATAATTTATGATTACTTCCCCAAGATGATAATGTTGATAATAAAGATGATGCTGATTGACCATCTGTTCCAAAATGAGGTTCTACTCTAATTAAACTTTCTGAATTTTTATAAAAATTACTATCTCCACTTCCTACTTCTACTTCTGTTCCATCTGATAATGTACTTGCCCAAGTAACAGCTTTGTCATCTACTCTTATTTCTTCTATATCGTTTATCTCTCCCTCTGACATAACGATTGCCATATATAAATAAGTATTATCTGTTCCTGAAGTTTCCATAAAAACTCTCGTACCACCAACCAGTCTTTCCCCAAATATAATAGGAATATTTGCATCATTACTTTGTTTGTTAAGTAATAAACCTCGTTCAAAATCATCAAATTCATTTGTTCCAAAATCTTCTATTTCAGGAACTTTGGGTCTTAATATCCAAGCAAGAAATAAACTAACACCTAATGCGACTAATGGATTTCCACCAGTAAATAATTTAATTACTGGCGATACTATACTTTTAACAACACTTTTTATACTAAATCCCATTATGCTCTACCCCATTTAATATCTTGTACTGTTTGAGATGCAAAGTCCATACCTACATCTGTACTAAAAAATCTTTTTTGAGATGTGTTGTTTGTTTTACGACCATTTTTTTTTTCAAAGTCTGCCCAATGTGATACGATTGATAAACCTACTATACTATCTTTTTCTCCCTCTTGTATTTCAAAACTTTCTATCTTTCCTCTGTAAAGTAAAAATGGGTCAGCAATTAAAGCATTAGAATCATTTAAAAAACCTCTAAAAATATCTACATTATCATTAACTACATTTTCATTTAATACTGTTGAAATAAATGTTTGGTCTGCACCAGATAAATTAATACTTACAGTTGATTTAGTAATATCTGTTTCTTCTGTATGATTAGATATACCTAGTATAAAATCACTAGCTGCGTATGTAACTGATGAGCCTGATACTGATGATGTTAATGGAAATGAACAATCTGTGATATTAACAGGAGTACCAAAGCTAATAGTGATAAGATGTACTGGTCGAATATCATTTGTTGCTAATTCGTTCTTTACTGCTGTTGTCAGACTTCTCGTCATATTCCTCGTAATTTGTTTGTGTTACACTTTCTGAACCTTTTAACATAGTATATTCAAATTTGCTATTAGGTTTCTTATACTCTTTTAGATCATTAATATTACTATCAATTTCATCTTCATTAACAATAACTTCGGCAATAAAATCGGCAGTTATCTTGTGGGTTATTTTATATTTTTTCACTATAAAGATTCTTCTACATCAAACTCAAATTGGTATAAAAACGCACCATCTTTAGCTGTACCTACTGCACCAAATTCTTGAATATCATTTGTTAAATGTACTGTAAAAGGAACATTGTCGTAAGTAACTACTGAATCATCTGCAAGTGCTGTAAGTAAAGGTGGCTCTATTGTAACTGTTGAAGCATTACTAGATGCTTGAACATCTGCAACTACCATATAAACTTTTGAATGACTTGCAAACTTAATAAAATCTCCAGCTTTAAATGCGTGTGGATTATCGTTATGGTGTGCGTCCATAGCAATTGTTGTATCTCCTACTGCGTGAACTCCATTTACTAAAACTGTTCCTGTTTCATTACCTCTTGCATCTTCAATTTCTGGTGGGATTATTGTAAAATTTTCTTTGCCTGATCTTTGTTTTATTATAAAAGCCATTAACTCTCCATAAACATCTGATCTAGTTCCTGTAACTATTCTAACTGTAAATCCAAATCTTTGATTGTCAATTTGTCTTGCAAGTTTCTTACCAGACACAGATTTAGATATAATTGTGTTTTGGATAGATTTAATACCCATTGTTTCAAACTTTGCAGACGATATTGGAAAAGCACCAGACATTATATTAGATTTCTACTCCCTCTTTCATTTACTGCGTTATTAATTATTTGTGTAATAGTTCCTCTGTTTCTTACTAATAAATCATCAAAACCAGAAGCATCTAAAGTATTAATATTAAAATTAACTGTTGTTTGTCCACCACCAGTTCCTCTAGCAGCTTGTGTAATTTGTCCTGTGCTATTTGGCACAAAGACTTCAGCACCTCTTTCTCCAACTACAACTGGTTGTCCTTTTGATACTGCACCACCTTTAGCAAAAAATGGTATCCCACCCCCCATGCCACCAGTTAAAGCATTTAGCATAATCTGTCTTTTTAAATTAGTGTTTTGTTTTCTAATTAAATTATCTTTTTCTGCTTCTTCCTTGTTTATATCTTTTAATAAAATTTTTTCGATACCTAATAGAGCAAGTCTTTCAATAGTTTTAGAAATTATATTTATTAATATTTGTTGTGCTAATTGTTTAAAAGTATCATTTAATTTTTTACCTAAAACTATTGATTCAGCAATACTTTGAGAAACATTTTTAATTGCACTTTTTATCATTGATGCTATTTCTTTTTGTATTTTAAAGACATCGTTATTTTTTTTAATTTCGTTTCCTACTTTTTTTAGCAATGTTTCTGTTTCTTCTATTTCTTTTTTAACAAATTGCATAGATTTTCTTAAATCTCTAGCATCAGGTAAAACATTTTTTACACCATCTGAAAATTCTCCAAAACTTTTTTTCATATCATCAAATAGTTTTTCCATACCTTTAAAAGCTATAAATATTGCACCACCTTTTGCTATTGCTTTTGCAATTCCTAATAAACCTCCTTTTGTAAATAAAGTTGCAAAACCAAAAGACATCATGGCTTTTGCTACATTTGTTACAGCTATTGCTAGATTAGTAAATAATGTAACTACTTTAACTGATATTAATATTTTGATTAATAGAACAAATTTATCCATATTATTTTTCATTACAATTACTGCATCTGCAACTTTTTTAACTGCAAAACCTAAAGCAATTCCTATATCTTGTGCAAGTTGATCTATTTGTTTTGCATTTTCTTCTAAAAATTCATCTAAAGCACCAAACTCTTTTTTAAGACTTTCAAATAAACCAGCTTCTAATATAACTTTTTTAAAGTTAAATATTTTATCTCCAATCATTGATAAAGTACCAGTAAAAGTTTCTGCTAAATCGTCTGTTGCTTTTCCAAATCTTCCACCTTTACCAAATACTTTTTCAAATGCTTTTACTGTATCTTCAATAGAAACTGTTGCACCAGCTTTAAAACCAAGCATATTTCTAACACCTTTTTCTCTAAATAAATCTGCTGCACCTATACCAGCACTAAATGATCTTTGTATTTGTTCTGCTGTTGTTCTAAAATCTAATCCAGTAACTGCTGCAACATTACCAGTTATTTCTAACATCTTTTGCAGATCATTAGCATTGTCTGTAACAGTTGCTAAAATTCCTGAACCTGATTGTATTTCTTCAAGAGAGAATGGAACTTTAGATGCAAACTTAACCATATTGTCAAATGCTTTTGCACCCTCATTTGTATCTTTAAGTAAGAATTTTAATCTTACTTGTAAATTTTCTAATTCTTTTCCTGTATTAACTAAATTTCTAATTACTAATCCAGCACCTAAACCAATAAAAGCATTTTGCAAATTAAATACAGCACCTTTAACTTTAGATAAAGCACCTTGAACATTATTTAATGCTTGTTTGGATTTATCTCGTGCTACTATGTCTATATTTAATTTCTGATTTGCCATTACTTATATTTCCTTGCTTCTGCTAATGATTGTTTTGTTTTATACTCATCTTGTTCTTTTTTCAAGTATGCTAACCAAAGATTATAATGGCTAACAGGCATATCAAGAACTTGTTGTATTGTGAGGTGTAATCTCTCTGCGATGACTAAAAGCGACCTGATGTCAGGGTC